AATAATTAAATCGCTTAAAAATTGTTAGATATCTGTTAGGATAGCATAAAAAGCTATAGCATAAAAAATGGGTGCAAAATTTGCACCAGTCCACGCCCCTTAAAGTAGCACTTTAAGTCTTGGACAACCAAATCAAGATGGTCGTTGCAGGAAAAAGGGGCTGGAAAAGGAAATAAGGAAAACCAGCCCCTTGGTGTAGTACTAGACTAGATCGTCTGAACTACCGTCATCTATGAATTTCTGTACGATTTGCTTCACGAATGTTCTCTCGGAATCCACCCCACCATCAGCATCATACTGAGGGTAGATCGTTATATCTGCTGACTCTTCCAAGGTGAACCCATCGAATAGCAGACCAGCCATCTCGACAGAGGTACGAGTACTGACACCACTTGAGATTCTTGGGTTCTCAGTAGCAGACTCGGTACGTGTCATGAAGGCAATCCTAGCGATGTTGTTCAGCATATCACTGTCTACCGTTGGGTAGAGGTAAGCCAATAGTCCATGTTCCTCTTCATCACTGAGCGTATCCATCTCTATGGTGACGAATCGATCCATAAGAGCCTTATCCAATTGACGAGTTGCTGTATACTCATTACCTATATTGGCAGTAGCAACAAAACATACTCCTTCGGCAACCTTTATAGTGGCTTGTCCATCAGCCTCGTCTAGTCGGAGATATCTCTGACCTTGATCCAATACCGTCATAAGGATGTTCCAAGCATCGGGATGAGCCCTAGTGAGTTCGTCCATAAGGATGATGGCATTAGGTGTTTGTATAGCCTTTACGAATAAGGACTCTGAGAAGTATGTCCCTTTGGATTTGTCGAAATGGACATTACCTATTAAGGTAGCTCTAGGATCTTGGGTAGCACCCAAGTTGAAGTAAAAGTTAGGACGATCCAATCCATTGATTAAGGACTTCGCCGCTAATGTCTTACCACACCCAGCAGGTCCTGTCATCATGATGTTCTTACCACGTACTGCTGACCTTATAAGGTACTTCCATTTCAGTGAGTTCATTACTAGCCCTTTGGGTTTGAGCTTATATGAGTCGGATATGAAGTTCACCACATCCTCATGTCCAGCAGGTACCTCGACCTCGCCAGTACGTTGAGGTGCTGTGTTGAATGAGTTCTCTGTAGCTTCATATACAGACATGGGAACAGGCCACCAATATATCTTGCCCGACTTATTCACCCTCTGTTCGAGAGCATTACCGTTGGCATACGCCTTCTTACGAGCACCTGTGGTGATCTGTGATGTAAATTTATTACCATTGGCGTCCCAAGCATTGAAGCGGACACCACTTTTGATTATTTTAACTACTGGTTTAGATGAATTCATTATTATTATCCTTTATTTGTTATACTAACTTACGGTAAAAAAACGAGAAAGTCAAGCATTATTTTAAATTATTTAACACCCTATCTACGATTGATCTATCCAATGTATGTAGAGCATTGAACCACTCTTCGCAATTGAACTGATCGTTCCACATCTCTACTATACAACTAGGATCGCTGTAGTCTATGGTGTTATCAGCATTAAGATCAAATACATCACCGGTCTTGGTGTTGATTACTGCTCCCACACTAGGTAATAACTCTATGTTATCTCGTGAGAAGCCTTCTCCATTTAAGTACTCGTTTAAGTTCATTGTTTATTCCTTATTTATTACCCCTAAATATACAGAGGATATATGAGAAAGTCAAGCATTAAATGCAAATAAATGCAAATAATTTGTCAAGCATTTTCTTCAGAGGAGAGATCAGCTCTGAGTCTGGCTTGGGGCATTTGGGTAGACAATCCAAAGCTAGCATGTAGTGAATGGTCGGAATATAACACATTTTATCCATAAAGTCAAGCATTTTCTACTGGAAAAAAATTTCTACGAAGTGTGTGTGTGCTTTAATATTTTGACCTCATATAATACAGGACTTTGCTAGTATCATATGGTATTAGTGTGGTAAAGTGGGTAGGTGTGGTTAAAGGTGGAGTAAAATTAGTTGAGAACTAATCCTATACTCTTAGAAGTTACTTACTATGGTTTTCCTCGGTGTATCTCGGTAAAAGCTACCATTGGTGTACAGACTATGTAGTAAATTATTCCTATAGCTTATCAATCTATTGAATCTCATTGGCGCTAAATAATATAAACACCACTCCGAGGGTAAGAAATCCCAAGGTGTGGCTAGTCTTATTGTCGTGGGTGCGTAATCAAACACCTCATCTGTTCCAGTGCTGGTCTCCGAACCCAAGGTAGCATGGCGTAGAAATTGTGTCCCACCGTGTAAATTCCTTTCATTCATATAAATCACTAGGGCATAATATGGAGCACAATTTTTGGGACTATCCACGTGTGGTGGACAGTTCTTTCCATTCACAATAGGTGCTCCATCGAAGTATCGATCAAAGCTACATCGCTCCTCACTTAGTTGATTAATCTCAGGATATGCTTCATACTGTAGTTTAAAAACCTCTCGGTATATATCATGTTGGCTTGGGAAATTCATCATACATCTATAGGTTGGTGCTGATCTTCTCACATTAGGATGATCCGTATATGGTAGTTCATCCATTAAAGAACTTATCTCTCTTGGATTTTGAAACAAATCATCGATTACTACTAGATGATGCTGACCTTCACCAATTCTTTTACTATGGATTTTTCTCTGAGGATTTAGGTCAAATAGATCTGTTCTAAGGAGTTTCATGTCGCTTCAGAATCCCTATCAGATCCATGACCAAGCTATGATACTCAGGATGTTTAGCCATCGTTTTTATCAGCTTATCCACGTACTCACCTGGTACTGTTTGCATCTCAGGGTAATCAACCATCATCTTACCAGCCATGAAGAAACTATCTATTGCTTCCATCACATCAGGTGGATGCTCCCCTTTGAGCTTCACATCACCATTGATATATTCATTGATGATCTTACTGTGTCTATCCCTTATCTTACTCTTGTCCATCCTTCCCACCGTGTTGTATCGCTCTTAACGTAAATTTCTTTGGAGAATTTTTCAAAGGGATTGCGATGTAGATCCCGATTAAACCTCCAGCAGATCCATAGCACCACGGCATAGTATAGGGTTTCCAACGATCCAGCTGGTATCATCCACATGGGACTAATCATCAGCACTACCGCTCATGGGTTGCTCCAATACTCTGAGCTGATCCTTATCTATTAGTTTATTCATCACTAACCTCTTGACTAAATAACCAATGCCTTGAACACGAGAACTTAGCTCATCCACCCTTTGTTCCATTTGATCCATCCTATCCCTACTGGCTATGTTTACATTCCATAGATCTGGATCACTGATTACTTTCTTTATATCATTTAATCGTTTGTTTAACTTACTGCTATGCCTACCATTGATATCTTCACCATCACCACGTCTATCGATATCATGTTTCTTATCGCTATGACCTTTGAGTTTATCAAGGTTATCAGACATTTGTTCATCCTTTGTAATTCAGATCATATTCCGAGTATTCATCGTATTGATCGTCTAAAAGCTCATCAGCCTTCTTACCTATCCTTCGGATCAGATCCGTCTCTTCAGCATCGGGATGTATCGATTCACTCTTCTGTGCTATGTCGATACACCTGACTAAAAACTTTAAGGTCTTTTCGTTTAAGCTTAATCCATATGATTCTGTTTGTTTCATTTTATCACTTCCTCTATGTTTACTTTCATCCGATGTTTATATCCATCTTCATCTTGTTCCACGACAAGCCTACCATGCTCATCCCAATCAATTATTCTATACATTCCGCTTATCCCTACCTTCCTTATCCTTACCCAATCACCTATTCGGATCTTTCTAGGCTTCGGCAATCTCACCTCGCTCCATGGCCTTGATGAATTGCTCCGTGTAATACATCTCCATTAGCATCTTGGTGTCCAACAATGGGCTATCCTTTGCCTCCCCTTGCAAGAGCTCAACCAATCCATTTATAATGGGTTCGAGTTGCTTGGTCACACCCTTCGGTGTTTTGTTATCTACATACACATCTATTAGATTATCTATTAGGTCGCCCAATGGATCATTCGTCTTCATATCAATAAGTATATATACGGCTCACAAAAAAATTTTCCCCCAACTCTCTTATTACTCTCTCCAAAATTTTAACTTACCACCATTAGACCAGGCAGCCCAAGTACATTCTGCCCATTTACATATCCAATAAGAGTCAAAATGAGGTCGTGTGGCTGGTATCATTCTCCAGCCACACGGACACATAGGTTGATCTTTATTCTTTCGATTATGCCACCATTTACGTATCATTTCTGTAAGAACATGGAGTTCATAGTCTTAGCAACTTCCATCATATTAGTTGGTTTGATGAAACTCGCATCCTTACCATACATCTTTTTGAATGAATCACGGTCTCTATCATGATCATAATCAGCTACAAAGTAACTCAGTATCTTGATACCACGATTCTTCATCATCTTAACTTGCTTCTTACAATGTCTCTCAGCATCATCCCCATAATAGTAGATATCACCACTGGAGTAATATGGTTGTCCATCAGAGAAATTGATGAAGTAATTATCATCACCGTTTACAGACTTCAAATAGTCATCCATCATAGCTTCATAACACAGTGACTCAGGTGTAGTACCACACACACCAATACCCGTCCAAAGAGACTTGATGTGATTTAGTTTGTTAACCTTAGAATCATAACCAATCAGTACTAATGGCTTATCCTTTTGAGTATATCTGAAACTAACAATCACTCTGATATTACCAGCCATCTCAGCGGCCTTACACATCGCAACGGCAGAAGTAATGGCTTTATCCCACTTCCTACCACTCATAGAACCACTACCATCAATAGAGATATGTAGGTTAGCTTTGTTGTATCTCTCAGTAAACTTGTGTGAAAATACATTAGCATTATCAAAACCCAACTCACTGATCAATCTCTTATCGATCTTGCCAGAGTTTTGTCTGGTAAAAATCAGATCACGTTCCTCACCACGTACCTTGAGCTTCTTACCCAACACGGTGCCAAGTCTAAGTCCTTCATTGATAGGTGTGATACTACGATCAAAAGTCTGAGCCCACTTGTTTGTGAAAGAGAACACATGGTTATCAATCAACTCTTGAGTCAACTTAGGAACAAGAATAACTTTGGTTTTTCTATTACCCCACTGACTCTTCATCTCAACATCTTTGAGTTCAGCACCACTACGAGCTACATTATTTACCATCTCGGCATCAGTTTTGGTCAACTTAGACTTTGGTGTCTTACCACTCAATAGTTCTTTTTCCTTCTTCAAAAGATTCTCAACTTGCTTCTTAACTTTAGGATTCAACTGAGGTAATGAAGAAGTATCTGGCTGAGTATCACTAGAATCAGTATCTTGCTCATCTCCACCAGCACCAGCTTTTGATTCTGTATCTTGTCCTTCGCCATCTTGATCTTCTGATTCCTCACCATCACCTTGTTCTTGTTGTTCAGCAGTAACTTTATCAATCATTGGAAATATGATCTCACAAACTTGACGAGCAACCTCAATCACACCACCTGTACTCTTGAGTCTAGAGATATTCTTGATATCAATAAGGTTGTATATCTCTTCCAACTTAGGTAGCGCTGTCAAATCAGTAGCAGAGTTAGTGAAGTTGATGATACGAAACATGTAAGAATCAAAATCAATCTCACGATACATAGCAGATGACAATCCCTTAGAAATAGTCTTATGATTGAAATACTTCTTGTATAGATTGTGATAATAACCCTTGTATCCAGGTGAAGATTTAAACACAATATTATCGATGCGTCTATCTTCAACATAGTTTACCATATTCTTGAAAAAATCTCTATGCTCAAATGACTCGCGTTGATACATAGTGTCAAAGGCATTGTAACTGGCTTCAAAATCAGTGTAAGCAATATGACTACCCTCATGAAGAGCCAGACCAACAGTAAAGTCAAATGTCTCAGGTTTGATATTAGCGGCAATAGTAACTGACTTACCATCAGTGTAAGAATCACCACGAGTCATGTACTTGACAGGTATATTCTGACCACTAACAATTCTCACGAAGTTACCAATGGCTCTCTGATTAGCAGCCATTTGGATGTGATCTTTTTGTGGTTTGACTTTGACATCATCAGTATCATCAGCGAGTAAATCGT